TCAGGTAAGAGCTCGTTAGTGACTGCTTTGAAGCGGCAGCTAAAGACCGACTACATTGACCTAGCGCAAACTCCCGTGGGACTCAATATTCGTTCGACGCCCGCCACATATTTAGGCGTTTTGGACGCAATTCGCCAATTATTCGGCAAGACTAATGGCGTCGCGACTAGCTGGTTCAGCTACAATGGTAAGGGCGCTTGTCCGCGGTGTAAAGGCAAGGGTGTGACGATCACCAATATGGCATTCATGGATCCCGTCGTTCAGACCTGTGAGTTGTGTCATGGGCAACGTTATAATGAGACCGCACTCAGTTACACCTATCTGGGCAAAACGATTGCGGAAGTACTGCAATTATCCGTGACTAAGGCGCTTGAATTCTTTGCGGATACGGCCAAAGTTGCCGCGCCGTTGAACAATTTGGTGCGCGTCGGTTTAGGCTATTTGACACTCGCACAGCCACTGACGACCTTGTCAGGTGGCGAGCTACAGCGCTTGAAGCTGGCAGTTGAGCTTGGTAAACAGGGGACGGTCTATTTATTAGACGAACCAACCGCGGGACTACATTTGCAGGATACACAACGGCTATTGAAGTTATTTGCTGAGTTAGTCGATGCAGGCAATAGCCTGATTATTATCGAACACAACTTGGCAGTCATCAGTCAGGCAGATTGGTTGATTGACGTCGGCCCAGATGCTGGGCGGTATGGTGGCCAGATTCAGTACAGTGGCACGCCGCGAGACGCCGTAGCAGTCAACGACTCACGGACCGGCGCGGCCCTGAAGGCTTGGATGCAAGCTTAAAGTGAATCATGAAAATAAATGTAAACAAAAAGCACGCGCAAAATAAATTGCGCGTGCTCTTTTAGAAGGGCGGTAGGTGGGAATCGAACCCACGCGTGCCGGAGCCACAATCCGGTGCGTTAACCACTTCGCCACTACCGCCATCACGTTAGCTTTTCGCCAACATATCTAGTATACACTAAAATGCTGGGGTGCATAGTGTTTTTTCTGGATTTTTGAAAATTAATGTAAATGACGTGGCGTCAAGTGATGAGCATACGGTGGTGAGTCTGGGGCTGATTGAATGAGCCAATGGTTCTATGCCTGTGATGCCGCGATTCTAAGACCTTCAAATCTAAGTGAGCGTGCTCAAAATGGGGCGTAATCATTGATGAAAAATGAGTAAGTAGTTGTCACCGGTCAATAATGTTTGTGTTAAATAATAAGAATATAAATAATAATCGCTGGAATCGTTTTCATTCATCGATTAACGCGGTATACTATCAGTGGGTAAAATTATATGAACATCATGTTTTGATAATGGTAAACCTTTGGAGGGGCAATTCATGAAGAATAATCAGGAATACGTAATGATGGCAGCGCGTAAAAATCGGCGCTTTTGGCTTGCAGCGGGGACGGCGTTGTTAGTATGGCAAGTCAACAATCAAACAGCTCAGGCGGATGTTCAACAGACGCCAACGAGTAGTGCTGATACGACCGTTGTCACAGCTAATGCGACAGCAGCGTCGAATGTCGTTCAATTGCAGAGTGGCGCTAAGACTAGCATGAAGACGACACCGACCACCGAATCAACTAAGACCGATTCAACGAATCCACAACAGGCTGGCAGTGATTCTCAAGCCACGTCAGCGAGTGGGACTGTTAGTTCAGCCGCAAAGACTGGTGAGTCTGGCCAGGCTGCGTCGGACTTGACCGCGGAAGCGGATAATCGAGCAAAAAGCGTAAGTACAACACCGTATACCGATGGTGGCAACAATGTTGAAAATAAACAAAATACCACCACTGTGACAACAAGTGCAGACAAATCAGCAACCGGGTCACAGTCGACTACTGAAACCGGTACAACACCAGCACAATCTGTTGAAACCGATAAAGCTGTTTCTGCCGGCGATTCAGTGCCAGTTGATTCAGCCACGAAAGCCAATCAAGTTGATGATACAAGCCTGTCCACCGATGGTTATGACACGGTTAGTACAGACGTCAATAGCGGTCAGCCTAGTGAAACCGACAAGACTGGAACGGATGAGACACGATCGTCCGCTGATGGGATTGGCTCGCAGACTGTGACCGATGAGAGAACCAGTGCGGGACTCACTGCGGATTCACTCAGCAACTTACAGCCAAGGTTAGCCCAAGTTCAAGCCAGTTCGTTACAGTTAGATACCGTGGATGCGGCGCCAACCGTAGCGCAGGATTATGCCGCCTGGGATGCAATCACGGATACGACCCGCAAAGGCATCATGGGGACTTCTGAATGGTGGATCGATGACAGTGATAATACGCTGCACTTAGGGACTGGGCAATTGGCGGATGCTAATGTTCAGTTTGATGATAATGCTGAAGTGACAGATTGGGGCAATGTGGGCTGGGGCCAATATGTAGAAGCACATAATGCAAAGTTGACGCTGTTGGGGCTAATGCACGTGGGCTATTTAATGGGTTAACTTTTAAACTAAGTAATGAAGAAAACCCGAACATGTTTTTTTCTCAGATAAGTGTCGAACAAACGACGGATATGTCCTATATGTTTGAGCGAGCAACGTTTATGACCTCCTGGGTGTATCTCAATCTTTGGTCTAGTTCGGCTGACTCGGTCAATGCCTCACATATGTTTGAAAACGTCAAGTGTATTGGAAATGCTGATAGTGATAAACGAGTGTTAGTCACACTGCCAGCTCTCGCTGAAGCTTATTCTGATATGTCTTACATGTTTAATAATAGTGAATTTTCAAAAATCACTATAGCAGCAGATGATTCTGATGCCTCTAAACTAACGAGTCAAGTGACGAATATGGCGTACATGTTTAATAATTGTACGCAACTAATGGCACTTTACCTAAGCAAATTTGATACGCACAATGTTACAGATATGTCCCATATGTTTAATGGCGATGAAAATCTGGGGAAACTGGTGATTAGTACCTATTCCCCCAATAATCCTGACCAGACTTTTGATACCAGTAATGTCACTAATATGTCGCACATGTTTACGCGCTGCGATGCATTAGGTAGCTTAGATGTTAGCGGCTTTATCACCAGCAAGGTGACTAATATGTCCCATATGTTTGAATACTGTTATGCGACTATATTAGACGTTGCAAATTTTGATACCAGTCAGGTTACGGATATGCAAGCAATGTTCAATGGTGCAGTCCATGTGAAGACATTAGATCTGAGCAATTTTGATACACATTTGATCACTAATATGGATAATATGTTTACAAACTGTGAAAGTTTAACTAGCCTGATATTACCAACGCACTTTGTAGATCAGCAAGTGACGAGTATGAGGCAGATGTTCACTAATTGTGCGACGCTCACAAGTATTGATCTTGTAGATGATTTTGATACCCGTAATGTGACCAACATGGATCAACTGTTTTCTGGTTGTCAAAAGCTGACCAGCCTAGATGTCAGTCAACTTGATACGAGCCATATAACGAACATGGCAGATTTCTTCAATGATTGTGAATCTTTAACAAATATTGAGGGTCTTACACATCTAAACACGGCTGCAGTCACAACAATGGCCAACATGTTCAGCAATTGTCGCTCATTAACGGCACTTGACCTGTCAAACTTTGAGACCAGTCGGGTGACTACGATGGCCAACATGTTTAATAATTGTGCCTCGTTGCCTGTGTTAGATGTATCAAGTCTTGACACTAGCCAGGTCGTGAATATGGCCAACATGTTTGCTGGCTGTGCAGCATTAAGCGCATTGGATACAACGCCATTGAAGACAACCAATGTGACTAACATGTCAGGGATGTTTATGGGAGACCGAGCACTTGTTTCGCTAGATATTAGTAAATTGGCGACTAGTCAGGTCACAACGATGAGTCACATGTTCGAAGATGTGTTTGCGGATCAAAAAGTGCAAGCGTTTACGGGGCTTGAAAAGTTGGATACAAGCAACGTGACAGACATGTCCTATATGTTTGCAGGTTTCTTCTTGCCAGTTGCAATGTCATTGAACCTTGTTAATTTTGATACTCGTAAAGTGTTGAATATGCAAGGAATGTTCAAGGGTTATGTTAATTTCAAAGATAACTATTTAGGCTATCTGCAAACAGGCAATGTGACGGATATGTCCTATATGTTAAGTGGTCTCGTCAATCATACTCAGTTTACTTGGTCTAATAATTTAGATACGCACAGCGTGACAACGATGGCTTATATGTTTAGCGACTCACCGGATATGGAAACGTTTGTCTGGAAGCAACAATTAAGTATGGACCAGGTTACAGACATGCAAGGGATGTTTGCAAATGACATCGCTTTAGCTCATGTCGATTTTGACCAGTTTGATACCAGTCAAGTGACGGACATGACGGCGATGTTCAGTGGTGATACTCTCTTGGCAACACTGGACTTGACCAGTTTTGATACCAGCAATGTCGAGAGTATGTACAAAATGTTTTATTTGGATAGTGCGCTCAAAAATTTGAATCTTTCATCGTTCAGTGGTGAAAAACTGCAGTTGACTTATGCGACGTTATTACCGCTTAGGGTGTTTGGTTTATTTAACTTGATAATGGATGACACTAATGATAGCGAACCACAGATGGGCCGGTATCAGACGCATCTAAATACATTGATACTTGGCCAAAAAACAAGACTATCGTTGTCTAAGCCAACAAGTGTGATCGATTGGGTTGATGCATCTACAGCAGAAGGAAAGGAAATAATTGCCGAGTTTTCCACAGTTGAGGCCCTGGAGCAAGCTTTAGCACAGTTTGGCCTAAAGCCCGATTGGCTGGTAAGTGCAGATTTAGCACCGTCTCAAGGGTTCGATGGTGTTTGGATCAACAATGCCACCGCCGAGACACTCACCTCAGAACAGCTCATGGCCCGCTACGATGGGACCAACCCGCTTGCAACTGATGCCACCTGGACCTGGCAGAATATTCTGGGCAAGGATTTGCAGGTGATTAGTGGGACGAACAGTTCTTGGGCACCCAAAGATAGTCTCGCTGGTTTGATTGATACGAGTATGACGGTTGATGATTTAACAACCACGGTCACGGACGCAACGACTAATCAAACTTTAACGTCGAGCCAGTTAAATGCGCTATTGCAACAGCCAGCTCATTCGGGTCAATATCAAGTTGCTTATCAGTACACTGATGGTGATGGGACCAAACAGATTTCCGTACCCGTTACACTATCATTGGTTGCTAATCAGAGTCTCATCACCACTAAGGATTCAGTCTTACAACTAGGGACGACATGGACTGCGGCCGATAACATTGCTTCGCTACTGGATGCTGACGGGTCGGTCACTGATTTAACCAAGGTCAATGGTGTTGTTAGTGTTAATGGAATTGAAAACGGTACCGTTGGCACAACGATTCCGGGCGTCTATCAAATTGACTATCAAATAACTGACAGTACTGGCACGGTGCGGACAGCCACGGCTACTGTGATTGTCAACGGGCTAACACTTAAAGAAACCCAGGTCAACGTTTCAACAGATGACCGGTGGGATCCGCTGACCAATATCGACAAGGCGATTGATGATCAGGGTAATGAAGCTACGGTTGAACTCACAATTACGGATGCGAATGATGCAGAAGTCGCCAACATCAAGAAACCGGGAAGTTATCAACTCAACTATCACTTTACGGATGCGCATGGTGAACATACTGCGACCGCAGCGGTGAACGTTAAGGCTGATGAGAATCATGCTGATTTGCAGGTTAAAGATAGTCGCGTTTATCAATTCGGTACTTGGACCCCAACGGACAATTTTGTATTAGCAATGGATTCCGATGGCGAAACGCTGGATATCTCGGCTCTGAGTGTTACTGGTACGGTTGACTTGAATCAGGTCGGAAAATACACTATCACCTATCAGTTTACTGATCAATTCGGCGTTGCGCATTCGGCACAAGCTACGGTTGAGGTGCTGGAAAATCAAGCGGCAATTAGCTTAGATAATAACAGTGGCACGCTGTATGCGAACGGTATTTGGAATCCAGCTAGCGTTGTCGTGAACGCAACTGATGTGGATGGTACCACGGTTGAAGCTACGAAAATTAAATGTAGCGGAACAGTAGATATGACTACACCTGGCGAAAATAAATTAACCTACAGTTTCGTGGACAGCATTGGAAAAGAGCATAGCAAGAACACTACGGTGACGGTGCTGGAGAATCAAGCGGCAATTAACGTAGATAATAACAGTGGCACGCTGTATGCCAACGGTATTTGGAATCCAGACAGTGTTGTCGTGAGCGCGACTGATGTGGATGGCACTGTGGTTGAAGGTTCGGAAATCAAGCGTAGTGGAACAGTAGATATGACCACACCTGGCGAATATGAGTTAACTTACAGTTTCGTGGATAGCCTTGGAAAAGAACACAGCAAGAACACTACGGTGACGGTGCTAGAAAATCAAGCGGCGATTAACGTCGATAACAACAGTGGCACGCTGTATGCCAACGGTATTTGGAATCCAGACAGTGTTGTCGTGAACGTGACTGATGTGGATGGTACAGCGGTCGAAGGTGCGAGAATTAAATGTAGCGGAACGGTAGATATGACCACACCTGGTGATTATAAATTAACTTACAGTTTCGTGGACAGCCTTGGAAAAGAACACAGCAAGGACACTACGGTTGAGGTGCTGGAAAATCAAGCGGCAATTAGCGTAGACAATAACAGTGGCACGCTGTATGCACATGGCGTTTGGAATCCAGCTAGCGTTGTCGTGAACGCGACTGACGTGGATGGTACCACGGTCGAAGATACGAGAATCAAGTGCATCGGAACGGTCGATATGAGCACGCCTGGCGATTATGAATTGACATACAGCTTTAAGGACAGTCTTGGTCACGAAAAAAGTACGAGTACTACGGTAAAGGTACTGGAAAATCATGCGGCAATTAGCGTCGACAATAACAGTGGAGCGCTCTATGCACACGGCGTATGGAATCCAGCTAGCGTTGTCGTGAACGCGACTGATGTGGATGGTACAGCGGTCGAAGGTGCGAGAATTAAATGTAGCGGAACGGTAGATATGACCACACCTGGCGATTATGAGTTAACTTATAGTTTCGTGGACAGCCTTGGAAAAGAACACAGCGAGAACACTACGGTGACGGTGCTGGAAAATCAAGCGGCAATTAGCGTCGACAATAACAGTGGCGCGCTCTATGCACACGGCGCATGGAATCCAGCTAGCGTTGTCGTGAACGCGACCGATGTGGATGGTAGTACGGTCGAAGATGCGAGAATCAAGTGTATCGGAACAGTCGATATGAGCACGCCTGGCGAATATGAGTTAACTTACAGCTTTAAGGACAGTCTTGGTCACGAAAAAAGTACGAGTACTACGGTAACGGTACTGGAAAATCAAGCGGCAATTAGCGTCGACAATAACAGTGGCGTGCTCTATGCACAGGGTGCTTGGAATCCGGATAGCATTGTTATCACAGCAACTGACGTGGATGGTACCACGATCGAAGCTTCAAAAATCAAGCGTAGTGGAACAGTAGATATGACCACACCTGGTGATTATAAATTAACATACAGCTTTACGGACAGCCTTGGTCGTGAACAAAGCACGAGCACTACGGTAACGGTGCTGGAAAATCAAGCGGCAATTAACGCAGCCAATAACAGTGGCAAACTGTATGCACATGGTGTTTGGAATCCAGAAAGTGTTGTCATAAACGCGACTGATGTGGATGGTACCACGGTCGAAGCTTCAAAAATCAAGTGTAGTGGAACGGTAGATATGACTACACCTGGTGATTATAAATTAACCTACAGCTTTACGGACAGTCTTGGGCATGAACAAAGCACGAGTACTATGGTAACAGTTCTAGAAAATCATGCGTCGATTAACGTCGATAATAACAGTGGCAAACTCTATGCACACGGTATTTGGAATCCAGATAGCGTTGTCGTAAAAGCAGTTGACGTTGATGGCACCGCGGTCGAAAATACGAGAATCAAGCTTAGCGGAACAGTAGATGTCACTAAAGCTGGTGACTATGAATTGATCTACAGTTTTAAGGATATGCTTGGTCATAAGCAAAGCAAGAGTACCACGGTGACGGTGCTAGAAAGTCAAGCGGCAATTAGCGTAGATAATAACAGTGGCACGCTGTATGCCAACGGTATTTGGAATCCAGCTAGTGTTGTCGTCACAGCAACTGACGTGGATGGTACCACGGTCGGAGATGCGAAAATCAAGCGTAGTGGAACAGTTGATGTCACTAAACCTGGTGACTATGAATTGATCTACAGTTTTAAGGATATCCTTGGGAACGAACAAAGTACGAGTACTACGGTAACGGTGCTGGAAAATCATGCGTCGATTGACGTAGATAATAACAGTGGCACGCTGTATGCCAACGGTATTTGGAATCCAGATAGCATTGTTATCACAGCGACTGATGTGGATGGTGCCACGGTCGAAGCTTCAAAAATCAAACGTAGTGGAACTGTTGATATGACCACACCGGGCGCTTATGAGTTGATCTACAGCTTTATGGACAGTCTTGGTCATGAGCAAAGCACGAGTACTACGGTAACGGTGCTGGAAAATCAAGCGGCAATTAACGTCGACAATAACAGTGGCGCGCTCTATGCACACGGCGTTTGGAATCCAGATAGCATTGTCGTGAAAGCAATTGATGTTGACGGTACCACGGTCGAAGCTTCGAAAATCAAGCACAGTGGAACCGTTGATATGGACACACCGGGCGCTTATGAGTTGATCTACAGCTTTATGGACAGTCTTGGGCATGAACAAAATACGAGCACAACGGTAACGGTACTGGCAAACTTAGCAGATATTAAGGTGAAGACTTCCGGTGATAAGCTGTATACACATGGCGTTTGGAACTCAGATAGCGTTGTCGTCACAGCAATTGACGTGGATGGTACAGCGGTCGAAGATGCGAAGATTAAGCGTAGTGGAACAGTAGATATGAACACACCTGGCGAGTATGAACTAACCTACAGCTTTACGGATAGCCTTGGGCATGAACAAAGTACGGGCACTACGGTGACAGTGCTGGCAAACTTGGCAGCGATTAACGTCGATAATAACAATGGTAAGCTCTATGCCCATGGTGTTTGGAATCCAAATAGCATTGTCGTGAACGCAATTGATGTTGATGGTACCACGGTCGAGAATGTGAGAATCAAGCGTGTTGGATCAGTCGATACGACTACACCTGGTGATTATGAACTAACTTACAGCTTTAAGGATAGTCTCGGACATGAACAAAGTACGCGCGCTACGGTAACGGTGCTGGAAAATCATGCGGCGATTGAAGTAGATAATAACAGTGGCAAGCTTTATGCCCACGGCGTTTGGAATCCAGATAGAATTGTCGTGAACGCAGTGGATGTTGATGGTACCACGGTCGAGGATGCGAGAATCGAGCGTAGTGGAACAGTAGACATGACCACACCTGGCGATTATAAATTGACCTACAGCTTTACGGACAGCCTTGGTCATGAACAAAGTACGAGTACTACGATAACAGTACTGGAAAATCATGTGGCAATTAACGTCGACAATAACGGTGGCAAGCTTTATGCCCATGGTGTTTGGAATCCAGAAAGCATTGTGATCACAGCAGTTGATGTTGATGGTACCACGGTCGAGAATGCGAGAATCAAGCGTAGTGGATCAGTTGATATAACTACACCTGGCGATTATAAACTAACTTACAGCTTTACGGATAGCCTCGGGCATGAACAAAGCACGGGCACTACGGTGACGGTACTAGAAAATATGGCCGGCATCAAGGTTAAATCAACTACTGAGAGTTTTCGAATCGGTGCAAAATGGTCTGAGAAGGATAACTTCGATAGTGCGACCGATGTTGATGGGACACCTATTAATTTATCTAATATTGATATTGAGAGTACTGTAAATTCAGAGGTGGCTGGTCAATACAAGGTCACATATAGCTTCACTGATCAACAAGGTAAGCTTCGAAGCGCTGAAGTTCCAGTTGAAGTGCTAGCAAACCTAGCTGGTATCAGGGCTAAATTCACGACTGAAAGCTTCCGCATTGGGGCAAAATGGTCGGCGGAAGACAGCTTTGATAGCGCAACAGATGTTGATGGGACACCAGTTGATTTGGCTGATATAGACATCACCAGTACAGTTGACCCGGAAAAAGTTGGCCAATACAAGGTCACGTATAGTTTCACAGACCAACAAGGCCAACTCCGAAAAGCTGACGTTATGGTTGAAGTATTGGCAAACTTGGCAGGCATCAGGGTTAAATCAACCACTGAGAGTTTCCGAATCGGCGCAAAATGGTCTGAAAAAGACAACTTTGATTGCGCGACAAATGTCGATGGTACAGCGGTTGCTTTATCTGATGTAGACATCACCAGCACGGTTGACTCAAAAGCAGTCGGGCAATACATGGTCACATATAGTTTCACGGACCAGCAAGGCACAGTGCAACAAGTAATCGTACCAGTGAATGTGTTGGCAAACTATGCCAATTTGCAACTTAACCAGACTGAACTTAGTTTTCGTGCAGGAGATAATCGCTGGCAACCAGAAAGCAATATCGCGGCAGCAACTGATATTGATGGTCGTGCCATTGATTTAGCCACCATGCAGATTACGAATACGGTTGATTCAACAACGCCTGGGACGTATTTAGTCAACTATGCCTTCACGGATTCATTCAATCAGACACATCGTGCAACAGCGACGGTAACGGTCTTGGACAACTTGGCAGCGTTAACAATGGTGCAACAACACGTTACACTTTACCTAGGCAATCGGCAGTGGCAACCAGAAGATAACTTTGGCGGTGCTAAAAACGTCGATGGCAGTGCAATCACGTTTGACCAGCTACAAGTTCTCGGTCACTATGATTTAAAGGTAGTCGGTGATTATGAATTAACGTACCAATTCACTGACCAGTTAGACCATTTGCGGACGGCCCGGTTCACGGTGACAGTTGCTGAAAATCAGTCGACGATTGTGGTTGAGAAGACGGCGGTTACATTGCATGTTGGTGATACTTGGGTACCGATGATGAACTTCGTGAGTGCGACTGACATGGATGGCCAGGCGATAGCTGAAAATCGCATTTCGGTGAATGTGACAAAATTAAATCAGCGATTGCGTCTGATGATGATGCGGTCACGCGCACTACCAATCGTTGATACAATGGTGGTTGGAAGTTATCAGGTCAGCTATCAGTTCATCGATGGTAATGGGAACTTGCAAGAATTAGCCACAACGGTCAGTGTGTTACCAAACGAGTCCGCGCTGAAGTTGGCTGCAAACGATATCACGCTCTATGCTGGTGATGAGTGGCAGCCGATGGCAAACGTGGTCAAAGCGACGAATGTTGACGGGACACCCGTAATGGCAGACCAGCTCAGGATTTCTGGGAGCGTTAATCCAAACGTCGTCGGTCAGTATCGCGTTTTATACAGCTTCGTTGATCAGCAGAATAAGCTGCAGCAGGCGGTGACGACCGTAAACGTATTAGCTAACCAGGCGGCACTTTTGCTAAAACATGATCAGGTCGCACTGACGGTCGGTGATGAGTGGCAGCCATTAGCTAACTTACAACTGGCCCGTGATGTGGATGGGCACGAAATTGCGTCAACTGATTTAGTCATCGATGGGCAGGTTGACACAGCAACTCCAGGGACGTATCAAGTCCGTTATCAATTCACGGATATGCGAGGCCATGAGCAACAAGCAGTCGCGATGGTCACAGTCGTTGAACCAATTGTTTTCGATCAGGCGTTATTGCGTTTGCACGCGGAAACGGTGACTTTACGTGCTGGCGCAACTTGGGCGCCATTATCAAACGTGGCTGAAGTGCTAGATTCTGACGGTAGCACTCAGACGAGTGAGCAAGTCAGCGTGCAGGGCACTGTCGATTTGACTCAAGCCGGCAAATATCTGTTAACGTATCATTTCTTAGACCAACTTGGTCATGACCACAGCGCAACGGCCACGATTATTGTATTGGAAAATGAAGCCAGTCTTAAATTGCGGACGACAGCAGTCACGTTGAAAGTCGGCCAGAAGTGGGATGCAACTGCTAATATTTTAGCAGCAACCGATGTGGATGGTCGTTCAATCAACGAAGCAGTTGTTATTACTGGTGATGTCGATTGGCGGCGCCCAGGAATTTACCAGCTCACTTACGAGCTTGTGGACCAACTAGGTAAACTGCATTCAGCGAAGACAAAGATTACGTTGATTGCTGCTGACGATGGTTCGGGTAACCAAGGCGGCAATGGCAATACCGACAACGGTTCGGGTAACCAAGGCGACAACGGTAATACGGATAACGGTTCGGGTAACCAAGGCGGCAATGGTAATACGGGCAACGGTTCCGGTAACCAAGGCGGCAATGGCAATACGGACAATGGTTCGGGCAACCAAGGCGGCAGTGGCAATACCGACAATGGTTCAGATAACCAAGGCGGTAATGGTAATACGGACAATGGTTCGGGCAACCAAGGCAGTAATGACGATGCCGACAATGGTTCGGGTGACCAAGGCGATAATGTCAATACCAACACTAATTCTGACCACCAAGGCGACAAGGCTGATGATAATGCAGTATCTAACGATAATTTAAATACAGATCATCAAATTGATGCTGACACAATCCATGACGCTGACAACAACTCAGGGCAAAATGAGGTTGCGAAGCCAAATACTGTGAGCCATGAGAACGGTGCTAATGCAACGGTCGCAAAACATCAATCAGTAACTACTAACAGTGTGAAATCAACGACTAACACCAAAACAAACAAGCAACCTAGTGTTGGTTCACCCACACAATTACCACAAACGGATGAACACAATGCAGGTACCACGAATTGGTGGCCTTGGTTGGGCATTGCGCTTGCCGGACTGATTACAATGGTCAAGCCAACCAAGAAGAAGGAAAAGTAACTCACTTTAATCAGTATTAGTACAAGAGGTCGCAACCCTGCGCATTCAGGGTTGCGACTTTTATTATACAATTTATTGACTGTTTGCTAGGCAAGGGCGAGACTAAATCACAAACCATTTATCTAAGGCAAGAAAGTGAAGCAAATCAGTGATGCTAAAAAGAGATGGATGCTTACAACTCTTGATCTTACATTATCTATTCATTGATGCAATCCGGTGTTGAACGTGTAAAAACTATTTTTGTACTAGTATTTTTCATGCAATATAAAAATAGGAATCTCGCTAAACGTTGATTTAACGGGATTCCTACTTTTGAAATGTTCTCTTATGACTAATTATGCTCCAGGCAGGATTCACGCTTGTTGGTATGACTAGCTTTATATGTGTAACGTGCAAAAAGCTTGCAAAATTATTCGGCAATTTCTTTAACTGATTTTGGGGCGGTAATGTCATCTAAATATTGTTCGATTTTGTTATCAGTTTTAACTTTATATTCTTCAATCAAATATGAATAGACCCTTGTAGTTGTTGCTAAATCAGAATGACCAAGACGCTTAGATATTGCATATAGATCAGCACCACAGTAAAGTAAGTAAGCTACGTGAGTATGCCGTAATGAATGAAAGTGGAACCCAGCGCGTTTAATATTTAGGGACTTTAGTGATTCCCGTAGTGTTTTATTAACCGCTGCAGATGTTGGTACAGTTCCATATTGATTAATGAATATTAAATCTGCACGTTTATGTTGTTTCATTTCGATAAACATATCAGTTAAGTCTTGATTGATGCGAATAATTCGGTTTGAAGATTCATTTTTAGTTGGAATTAATTCTTGAGTGCTTTCATTAAGTGCATGTCTGACTGTGATAGTCTTAAAGTCAGTGTTTATATCTTTCCACTGTAGCCCTTGAATTTCGCCTAAACGCATACCAGTATAGATAGCAGTTAAAATCATTTGGTGCGAAGTGAAGTTCTTATTAATGTGATTAAGAGAATATGCTGAAAGCTGTTGTATTTCTTGCATATTTAAATACTCAATCTTGCGTGACTTTTTGGGATTGAAAACCAATTCAACATTCTCAGTAAAGTCCTTAGTAATCATATCTTCATAAATGGCGTTGTGCACGCAAGCTCGAATTAGACTATTTACCTTTTTGACAGTATCCTTTGCATGGTTAGCACCGTAAGCATTAATGAACTGCTGATATTTCCGTCGTGTTATATTTTCAATTTCGGTTTGATTAAAATAATTCTGCAACTCATGGTAGGTGATTATATATCGATGCTGAGTTCGCTCAGATATTTTTGCTTTTTTAAAGTCTTCAAACCAACTATTGAAGTATTCTGCAAAAACGTGAGAATTTTTTTTGTCGTTTGGCAAAATTCCTAATGCAATATTATCTTCGATTGAATTGCTATAAAGCTGTGCGGCTTTTTTAGTTTTAAAGCCAGCCTTGCTAAAGGTTGCATATTTACCATTACGTTTCTTATAGCTAATTCTTGTTTGCCAGCTGCCGAAACGTTTTGTGATTGATGCCATAATATTTTCCTCCAATATGATATACTAAAGGAGCCATTAAGTCCTTTAGCGATTTAATTCAAGTTAAGCACATCCCAAACTTTAGACGGTTGGGGGATGTGCTTTTTGTTGCTTATAGATCGTTATTAGCGAATGCATCTCTTAAAAAAACTAATGCCAATAAAGCAATCCATATTAAGGGAGAATGAAAATTATAGTAGAAAACAGCAAATATAATTCCAATAACTCCTACGATCATTATCAGCCACGATACTAGGCTTGAAGTGTAATGTTTCTGATCAAGTGAAGGATTACTTTTAATAGCTGGTTTATATAGAGTAAAATGGGCTATTAATGAAAATATAAAGATAACTGGCAATATCCATAGCGAATCTGTAAAGATTGATTTTGGATATGTTTCCTCCAATGCCAGCACTATGAAAAATGGGTAAAAGTCAATATTATTCACAAGAGCATATTTCCAATTAAAATTCATCGATCTAACCATCTCCAATAATTGTTAAGTTTTATGTTCAAAAATTCAAACGCGAGCGGCAGGAGTCGAACCTGCATTGGAAGGTAGGTTATGCTTGAATTAAAGGAACCGTTCTACCGTTGAACTACACTCGCATAATCCATATCCCAAACTTTGGTCGGTTGAGGGGATATGGTTATTTATTTACTCAGACGTAATAATTAGACCAGTTGCGACTATCAAAATTAAAGTTATTTATTGAAGTTAATTGTAGTTTGATTATCAACACCGTAGTAATTTCCACTATCTTCGATTAGTTCAGCAGAGACAAACTTATACTGATTCATTTTCTTGATGTCCTCCCTTTTAGCAACCGCCTGTAAAAGCCCTGTCTTTTTAAGGCCTGGTTGAATTTTATCACCGACTAATTCATCTATTGCTCCGTGATTAGATGAAACTTGATCACCTGATGGGGTAATTAATTCAACTCCGTTTGAAGAAACGCGTTTTTTACTATTATTTTTAAGTGAGTAATCCAGCTGGTATTCATAATAAGTATCAGTGAGCTTTTTACCAAAATTATTTTCATCATTAACACGCTGTGATTTCTTCGTTGTTTCAATTTTTAATAGTTTGGCTTCTTTAAAATAATAAGTAGCCGATTTGGTGTTTATTGCCTTATTATGATAATTTTTAATAGCTAACAGTGTAATTTTTCCAGTTTCATTATCCTTTGTGTAGGTTCCAACTTTTTTTAATGGTCCTGACACTTCTTGTGAGTTGGACGAGCTCTTACTGACGTTGTTACCACATCCAGCTAAGACAATCCCCATTAATAGCGTAGCTCCGACTGCTAAAATTCTGTTCATCTTCATTTAAACATCCTCCAAATTCCCCAGCTTTTACCGACATCCGTATCTGGTCTATTTGTTCAGGTTAGCATGTCCCGATATCTTGCCGGATGGGGGACACGCTTTTTTATATTCACATTCCAGTTTTATATCCAGAATCAGTCATTATCTGTTTGTAAACTTTCAATTGTCCTTTTGAGCCTTCGTCTTTAGGTGTGAATTTTTTGCTCAAAACGTTTGCAGATAGTCTTACTAATGTTTCAATTTGTTGATCGTCGATGAAATCACCGGGCTCATTATCTGTAAAGGTCGGCAAGCCTTGAATTGCAATTCGACGTTGAGTGTGATTACTGTAAGTTTCAGGAATTGATTTGACAATTTTTCTTAAGTCTTTTCCAGCTTTACTGCCATCATACAATTGTCTGTCAGTAGCATTATTAGATATTTTAGATAGCGTTTTTCCATCCTTTGTTGCACGTTTTATAGTGTTATAATCACTTCGTTCAATATTAATGCCACCATACATAGGTGCCGCATAAAAGAACCCAGCTAATGAGCCAAAAAATAATAGGACGCTTACACCAATAACAATCAAGGAATTTTTTTTGGTACTATGTCTAATTACTTGTACTATCAGATATACGATACCTACCCCGAAGATAATTAGAGCAAAAGTAGACAAATGTGCCCAAAACATCATAATAAACATCCTCCAATGATATAATAATATTTGTAAATCAATATCATTGGTTACGACGTCTCACTGTTTGCGGCAGTGGGGCGCTTTTTTTTATTTAGAACATTAATTCGTAGAATTTATCTGGTAGACCATAGGCCATTTGTATTTCGTTAAAGCTTTGTGGTCGGTCGCCATACTGTTCTTTGTATAGGGCGGTAAGTTCACTACATGCAAATAAATTAGCTTCACGTTCCATTTTGCCTTCCCAATTATTTCCAATGGTGTAGAGAGCGGCGCAGGACGTGTGATCTAATCCATGCTTCAATTCGTGAGCCATGACCACATATTTTTCTGGTACTTCTTGCAATTCATCTGACAAGCCAATGTACACATCACCGCTGCTTGCGGTCGTACATATCCCTTTGAGGTTGCCTAAACTAGCATATTCAACACGATAACCTAAACTGTCTGCAATGACAAAAGGATCGAAAGTTCCTAATTTATCGGCTAATTGATGAACTTGTAGATACAGTTTATAACTGTTCATCAACAACACCTACTTTTTATTATCGTCATTCCGATGCTTTTGTTTATCTTCCCAGAACACACCTTCCAAGAAGGCACGTACCTTAATTTTTGTTTCGTCGTCCATATCCATACCTTGGAAGCCCATTGGCACATTTGATTTGAGCCACTCATCAAGGTCGATTTTATCGTCCTCAGTTGCCCAGTCAGGACTATTCTGAGTTTCACGGCCAAGCAGGTAGTCAGTTGTGACACCGAAATAGTCAGCTACTTTTTTTAGGTTATCAGCTTTGGGCGAGGACTTATCCCACCGACGAATTTGACCATTAGATATCCCAGTGATTCGCTCAAGTTCAGCTAAGGTGATATGTTTCTCGTTGGCTAAGCCTTGAATTCTACTTTTTAAATCCATTGATTTACCGGCCTTCCTTAGCCGCAAAACAAATATAATAGCAAAAAAGCTAATTTAAACGTTGACAAATAACTTTTACGCTAATATACTATGTTCATAAGCTAATTGATTAGCTAAAAGCACTAACAAATAAACCTTAATTTTACGTTCCCCAACGTGATAAACGGCTTTGTATAGGCTTATTTAACTATGACCTAATAATAGCTTTTAAGCTATTATATGTCAACAGTTTAGCAAAAAAATTAGCTAATAAAGAAAGGAGTGAAACAAATGAGTACAGATTTGGGAGTGAAGGTTAGAGGAAAGTTGTTCGAAAAAGATATGACACAAATTCAATTAGCAAAGCTGGTTGGCATTAGCGATGTATATTTGAGCGATATTCTCCATGGGCGCAAGACTGGGCCAAAACCACAAGAACATATTAAGAAAATCAAAAAAATTCTTGGTATCTAAGGAGGACTAATCATGAACGAATTAAAAGTAATTGGTTGTGAACGTATCGGTCAATATGAATTCACTGGAATTGAAGGTGGGTTCGGCGAGAACAAGAAAGCAATGTTGGTTAAGGATATCGCCAAGATTCATGAGCGACCAGTATTTAAGATTAATGAACTTATTAATAACAACATTAAGCGGTTCAAAGAAGGTATCGATTTAATTGATTTAAAACATATCCTTCAAAAGGATGTGTTTTCCGAATATGGATTTAGCAAGGCACAATGGGGAAATGCAACAAACATCTACCTATTATCTGAACGAGGTTATAGCAAGCTACTTAAAATTCTCGAAGATGACAAAGCTTGGGAAATCTATGATCAACTGGTTGATAACTATTTCAACATGCGTCAGGCTATCAAAGAAAATCAGCCGTCATTAGTTGCTGGTAAGCGACTTGAAATTATGGAGAAGAACGCTTCTACTCGGAAAGCAAATTTACTATATAAAATTGCTCAAGCTACGAGTTCTGAAACGTCTAGCCAATCATTATTAGCACAAGCCGCTAAAGAACTTACTGGTGAAATGACTATCCCAGTTATGAAACATAAGGAATACAGTGCGGGAGATGTTGGTAAGCAACTTGGTATTTCAGCCAACAAGGTTGGACGAATTGCCAATAGTATTGAAATCAAAGCCGAACAACCTGGTCAGAATGAATATGGGCGTTGGAGTAACAGTAAATCACAACATTCTGATAAGGAAGTCCCACAGTGGTTGTATTTTGATGAAGGCGTTATGGCAATTAAAACGGCTAATAAGGGGATGAATAAACGATGACGGAAAAATTAGTTTTAAGAAAACAACATCTTAATGGCAATAATGGAACCAAGCCAATATTCGTTGATGTCTCAATTCTTGATTCCATTCGTGAAATTAAAGAAGAAACCGGAATCCCGATGAGAAGAATTGTTGAACAGTTTTTATGTTATGCAATGAAGAATGTTCAGATTGTTGATGACGAAGGAGACGAACAGTGATGACCCAATCATTATTAGATCAGATTGAAGTAACTGGAACTTTCCGTTTCCCACTACCTGATGGCATGAAGCTTGTTCCCGTTGATTCTCATGGTTACGAAGGTGAGTCATTGACCGGTCGATGGTGGACCATGAAAGATTTACGTGAATGGTGTGCTAATAAGTCAGTTGACTGGTTGAAAGATAACATCCTAGAAAACCCACGCTACAGTCGCGAGATTGGGGCAATGGAACGCAAAGGCCAAATCATTCATAAAGGTCGTGGTAGCGCATGGAAGTTTAAAGCCAAGGCAATGGCGGAGTTTTTGGATAAGCACGGCGAAGAGCTGCCATGGTAACGAAGGGAGGTGTTACGGATGATTGAAGGAGCAACAGTAGGATGCGTGTTAACAGCGCTATGGTTCAAACGTCATGAAGTACCTAGTTGGTTTGGAATTTAGGAGGAAACAATATGTATGAAGAAGACATTGAGCACGCGTTAAGAGCACGTAAGTATAACGCGATTCGTGCAGATGAACGTGAGCTGATTAACGCTATCACGTACGATACAGACGGGATCATTAAGCGACGCCCGTGCTTTGGCTATTCGGAAGAATTTATTGGTGAGTTGCAAGAACACGATATTAACGTTTGCGAGCCAGATAAAAATTCTGATGAGAACTGGACGTTCACATTGCCACCAATGTATTAGGAGGAATGATCATGAAAGTTCATGTAGGTGATCGAGTGAGTTACAAGGCTGAATATAGTTGTGGTCAGCTGATAAGAGAAGCCGGCGTTGGCAGAGTAGTTGAAATCAAGTCAATTCCGTTCACGTTGCGCACAAAAAAAGATGTAGCTGTAGTAAAAGAGAATGGCCAGCAATTTGAAATCATTACTAATGGTATTCAAGTAATTAAGTAGGAGGGATGATCATGCGAGAAGTATCAATTTTACCACTCCACGAGTGGAAACGAGCGCAAAAAAATCCATCGCTAGTAGCGGCTAACGATGGACTGATGGAAAAGATGATTAATACTATCATCTACTCTATTCCAAAGCAGTCTCGTTTGCAAGTGCTAAGAAAGCGAGGACGGTAGTTATGACATCAATAGATTACGGCAAATTTATTAGCTTAGGTTCGAATGGACTTGGGAGAAGGAGGACTCCATTTCCATTGGTTTCAATTAGTTCCAATATTATGACTTTTAATGCTGCTGCAAGCGATGTAATAAATGACAAGGCATTTAAATATGTTACTTATAAGTATTATCAAAACCAATTATTGTTAGATCTTCAAAAATCAAAATCAGATGGATGCTACCGACTTTATAAACATAGTGGTTCCTTACAATCCAGCTTCAGGGCAGCCAGTACACAACTGAAAGAAAATACGGATTCCATCGATACTGATTTATATAACTACCAATACAAGCTGCTGCTGGAACCAGATGGCCATCATGTAGTCATTGACTTGGCACAACCATATATTAAAAAAGCTATAAAGCGAGGACGGTAGTTATGGAAAACCCATTACCTTATTTAGAACAACAGCATTGCATTTTCCATGGTATTGCACTGATTGCATCGATTGATCCGCAGGCATTAACGCCAGAATTACGTCAGATGAGAGACAACATGATTAAAGCAATCGACTTAAACGAACTTATGATCAATAGGGGGCTGAAATAATGGCGAATGAAGTAATTAATCTGCCAGACTACACAGTGGACTATCAACCGGTACCAATCAAAATTAACAACTTGGAAGGATTACAGGCGTCCATTGCACAATATGTATCGCGTTACTCGAATTTAGTAATCACCGAAGATAACGTAACTGACAGCAAGCAAGCGCGGGCCAAATTGAACAAGCTCAAAAAGGCGCTTGATGATCGGCGCAAAGAAATCAAACGAAATTATAATCAACCATTACGTGAGTTTGAAACCGAGGTCAAAAAGCTTGAAGCCAGCATCGACATGATCATTGATCCAATTGATGAAGGACTTGGTGAGCTGGAGGTTCAACGCCGTGAACAACGAAAAGCTGACGTGATGGGCTTGATTGCTGAAATGGCACCCAATTACGGCGTTGGGGCGGATGAAATTGAATTCGATCCTCGTTGGCTGAATAAGAGCATCAGCAACAAACAAATCACTCAAGAAGTTGCATCGTCGATGACGGTGGTAAAGCAAGCCAAGGATAAGTTGGCTACTGCCACAACGATGATTACCAAGTATGCTCAAGCAGTCGACGTTGATCCCATTCCATGGATTGACCAGTTGAAGCAAGGACAGGACGTCCAGTACTTGTTGCAGGCAATTGACCGGCAAGTTGAATCAGCCAAAGAACGTGAACGTCAGCGAGAGCTTAAACAGCAATTGGCTGCAGAACATCAGCAAGAAACGAGTACCGGTAAAATTGTCGATACAGACACCGGCGAAGTAGTGTCTCTTACTCGAACTTTGAAAATTACAGCCACTAAAGACCAGATGTGGGGGCTATCTTCATATATGAAAAAGAATGGTATTAAATTTGAGGCGGTGAACTAATGAGTCTTGAAGAAGCTAAGGCTATGGGAGCATTTGCTAGTGCATTGGCATTATTCCAACAGCAAGTTGTTGCACCAAAAGAAAACGGACATGTTAGTTATAAAAGCACAAAATATGATTATGTTATGTTAAAAGATTTGATTAAAGCTATCAACGAAGGAATCAAAGGAACAGGACTGGCTTGGCTTCAAGATACTAAGACAAATGCTGGTATTGTATCGGTTAGAACAATTGTCTTTCACAAAGACGGTTATCAATTTGAATCATCATGGACTGAAATCAAAACAAGTGGCAAAGCGCAAGATGTCGGTAGCGCCATGACCTATGCACGGCGATATTCATTGAGTACAACGTTTGGCGTTAATTCTGAAACCGATGATGATGGTCAGTCAGCAAATGATGGTGCACCGCAGTTCGAGCAGGCCAATCATAATCAACAAAAATTGTTAACTAATCTGTTTAACGAAATGGCTAAAACTACTGGTAAACCAGCAAAGGATGTTCAGAAGGGGTATCTGGGGTTAACAACAATTGGTGCATTGCGTCATGACATGGCAAATTCATTGATTAAGCTAATCACAGAACAACTTGAAAAATTAACAGTCAAGGCGGGTGACAAAGCATGATTAACCGAAGCGTTTTAGTTGGTAGGCTTACAAGAGACCCAGAATTACGTTATACGAATGGCGGTGCTGCGGTTGCAACGTTCACGATTGCTGTAAATCGTCAATTTACAAATCAAAATGGAGAACGTGAAGCTGATTTTATTAGCTGTGTCATCTGGCGGAAGGCTGCTGAAAATTTCACTAATTTCACACATAAAGGATCACTTATTGGAATTGATGGTCACATTCAAACGAGAAACTATGAAAATCAGCAGGGAACTCGTATTTACGTTACTGAAGTAGTCGTTGATAACTTCTCATTGCTTGAATCACGTGCTGAATCTGAACATCATCAAAGTGCTAATAGTAATGACCACAGCTCAAACAATAGCAACAATAGAAAATATGATAACAGTCAAAACCAGTATGGAAATAATGGCGGCCAGATTGATATTACGGACAATGACTTGCCATTTTAAGTTGAGGTGCTCGCGTGGAACTGCTACCGACTAAGTTAATTGAAAAAGATGGCGAGTGGTATCAGGTTCAGAAGCTCACCCATAAGCCTAATCTTGACCATGTTGAGACGGTAAGTGGTTCTGCTGACGAATACTACACGTACTCGGAATTAGCTGACACACGTAAAGCTAGGCCGCAACAACGACGCTTGTTCTTCGCGTTGCTTAGTGACATCTATACGTGGTCAGGTATGCCGACAGACTTCTTGAAAAACTTGTTTTATTTGCAGTATGAGTCATACGCGTTTGGCAAGCAGATTAGCCTGTCAGACACCACAGAATCGTCTGTGAGCGATGCTAACCAGTTACTCGACCTAGTTATCGACTTCATGTTTGAGTGGCACGTGCCGTTCAAGGAAGGCTATAAGCTATTGCCACGTGAGCAAGAGTATTATCTGTTTCAATGTTGCCGCCACCGAGTTTGCATGATCTGCGGTAATCGTGCTGATATCCATCATGTAGACGTTATCGGAGCCGGCTTGAACAGAACACACGTTGACCACACCAAACGGCACGTTATGGCATTGTGTCGAGTCCATCACAGCGAGATTGAGCAAATTGGCTCCGTGGCATTTAGTGCAAAATACCACGTCCCAGTAGATGGCATAAAACTAGATAAAGAAACACTAAAACGAATTGGCTTGAAAGGTAAATACAGCAGTGACTAATACACCGGGTGGGTGGAATGCCCACTATATGATTGAGGTGATATAGATGAATAACCTTTTAATTAGTGAACCACCATTGCAAGTTCTACCTACATTGGCAGTAAGAGTTGGGTTAAAAGAGGCAATCGTATTGCAACAATTCCATTACTGGTTACAGCGTTCTGGTAATAACAGAGATGGGTATAAATGGATTTATAACAGTTATGATGAATGGCACAAACAATTCCCGTTCTTTAGCAAGGTGACGCTACGAAGGACAATCAATAGCTTAGAAAAGCAAGGATACTTGATCAGTGGAAATTATAATAAAGCCGGTTTTGACAAGACTAAATGGTATCGGATTGATTATCAGCGTATGAGCAAAGCATGTGATCAAAATGATCATACGAGGTGCTCAAATCGATCACATGCAGGTGATCAAAATGAGCAGACCAATACCAATAGATTACCAGAGACTACTACAGAGACTAACAATAATAAACGTCCAAACTCAAAAACCAAGTATGGACCCGATGATCCACCCTACAAAGTAGCAGTCCATTTGTTGACCAGAATTAAGCAACGGCAACCTGACTTTAAAGAACCAAACTTACAGAAATGGGCTAATGACATCCGTCTAGCTCATGAACGTGATCATCGTGATTATGAAAAATTAGATTGGCTAGTAGATTGGTCACAGGATAATTCATTCTGGCAAGCAAACATTTTGTCGGCAGGGAAGTTACGAAAGCAGTATGACACGCTCATTGGTCAGGCTGAACGTGATCGCCCGACTAATGTTGCGCCACAAACGCGAGAGGACTGGTTTGGCTAATGGAAAATGTAACGAAGTTATTCAATCAAACCACGATTCAGAAAGTAGTAGCGGCTAGAGGAATTGATACAACTAAGTTGCCGACCAAAGAAGAATTGGATCATCAAACGATTGACCGTGCCAATGCTAGCGTGATTGCTAACCGAAAACGATATTACTATCGTATGTCAGTGTGGTCTGGCGGTGTACCGTTACGATTTAGCTTTAATGATTGGCAAGTCGATAAACAGCCTAATCAAGCTAAAGCTAGAGAACTTGGTAATCAAGCATTTAAGTTAGCTAGGCAATTAGAGACTAACCAGTTCAACGTAGCGCTTGCAGGCGGACCCGGCGTTGGCAAAACATCATTAGCGCTAGCAATTATGTATCAGCTAATGAGCGTAGGGCAGACAGCAATGTTTGTCTCAACAGCTGAGTTGCTACGGCTGGTCAACGAGAAATACGATGCGCCAGATGTCAGAGAACGCTTAAACTATGTTCTAAAGGACATGAAAAAAGTCGACGTGTTGGTGCTAGACGACTTTGGTACTGAAGGCGGTAAGCCGACTGAAAAAGGGTTCTACAAGCCAGTGCACAAAGATTTACGTACGTTGATGTATGACGTTGCCAATGCCAGATGGAACCTTAACATTAACGATGGCAAATTAGCAACGATTATCACTACCAACAATACACGAAGCCAGTTAGAAAACATGTATAGTGGTCAGACAATTGATCGTTTATATACCAAGGATACTAGCTGTCAATTGCTGTTTGACAATATGGAAGGAGTCAGAAGTGTATGAGTTGTGAATTATGTCATGGTAGTAAAGTTGTTCAGCAACCACTTGGGAGTTATGGTTTCACGTTTGCCCCATGCCCAAATTGTACGAATGAGATACACGCTCATTACGAACAGGAGCTTGAAAGGAAGTTAGCCTATGGCAAGCAAAAATTGGCTTAAAGAGCTGGAAGTCATTCATAAGCTAGAAGCGAGATACGGCAGCATGGATAACGTGCCACCAAGCAAACTAGCTAACCTGCATAAGATGCCCGGAATTAAGGCCGTATCAGGCGATTACACGGAGATTACGCGTACCCAGTATAATGCCATTAAATTAGTCATGAAAGGCAAGCAGGGTAAAACTAGGACGTCTCGGGAGCTAAATCACATTAACGTTTGGCTGGATAATCGCATTCGTGCAATTGACGAAAACAAATACTACATTACGGAGGACGAATAAACATGATTGATATGAAAATTGACCAGTATCATCTGACTAGTGACAAATACGAAGTTAAGGTTAACAGGATGTCATTAGACAGCCATGGGCATCCGGTAACTAGCTACGATGAAAAGTCTGGTATTAATCGACTGGTAGAAGTACCCCTAGCACACTGTAAGAACGTCGAGGACGCATTGCACTGGCTTCGTGGGTATTTAATCCGGACTGGCAGTGAACACATTAAAACAGTGGATCAGTTAGCCAGAAAGAGTCATGAAATTGAACGACAGTTTGACACGTACATTAAAGAGCGCGTACCGGAAGGATTGTGAGTTATGCCTAAACACACTAAGAAGCGTTCAACGATTAAACGGAAGCACCGGCGCATGAGGAAGCATGCCGAAGCAAACAAAGCTAAAGCACAGGATAACAAGCAACTGGTCAAGGAATATGAGCCGTACAACATTAATAAGCGGGCGTTCGGGGAGGATTGAAAATGAGTATTAGAAATAAAATTGGACTTGGCATGATAGCCTTATTTATTTTAGTCACGATCATTGGGAACTTCTTAGACGGATTTTGGCATGGAGTTGCTTTTATCAGTGTTGTGGCATGGGTTGTGATAGCGCTGGATCTATCGAGTTCTAACAGATGATAGGAGATGGCGACGATGATTATACAGTGGAGGAAGAAAAATGAAACGGTTGATTGATATTGTGTGGAACGCACCATCAGAAACCATTTTAGAATGGCTAGGTATAACTATACTAGTCGTATTGGTAATTTATGTCGTGATGTTCGGAGGATTGTATTATAAGCGATGATTAAGTTTAGAGCGTGGGACAAACAAGAAAAACGCATGTTAGTTGTTTATCGTATTAGTTTTGATGGCCCAATTGAGGGTGCTCAAGTTCATTGCTATTTAGATGACAGAGGATCAGAAGGTTCAACTGAATATTCTTATGACGGTGACGGATTAATTTTGGAACAGTTTACCGGCCTGAAAGACGTGAACGGCAAGGATATCTATGAGGGTGATATTTTGCATTTTGGAAGCATTTGGTGTGTTGGGGACGAATATGACCCTAGAGAAGAAGAGCACATAGGCGCCGTAGAATATCATCCCGACTATGCGAGTTATGTGGTTAATTGTAACGGAAAAAAATATCCATTAGAACAATTAATCAGTTTTGATGGGTATTCAGTACAAGGCAACGTGCACGAAAACCTGGAACTATTGGAGGAAGAAAAATGAAGTTCTATCGCAAACAGCCAATTGAGGCCGAACAGTTCGATGGTAGTCAGACAAGTCTATTTGGCTATGAAGTTATTCCAGACTCATTGCTTGATGCATTAACAGGTGAGCCAGCTTATTATTCAATACTGATTGACGATTTTGAGCCCGAACCTGATGACTTTACAGATGATAATGAAGTATCGTTTGAAATTGGTGATTGGATTGTTAATGAAGCAGACGAGATTAAAGTTATGGCTGATGAAGAGTTCAAACAACAGTATGCCGAGTTACCGGTGATTCCTAAAAACGTTGCTGAACGCATTATAACCGGGCACAGCCTTAATGACTTAATTCCTACTTTGGGCGGAATTTACAGAGCTATGATCCAAACAGTTGTTTATGGATATCAGAAAGGCGATATTGGCGACTGGATTGTCAATCATGGTGATGTTTTTGCCCGGGCGTGGCTAGACGGATATGTGGTGGAGGAAGAAAAATGACTGACACCGAATACGCAAAAGCAATCAAAATCTTACAATAGAGCATGTATTTTGACAATAATAAATAATGCCACCATGATAATTGCAGGTAAAAATTATGCGATAGCTAGAATGAAGGCGAGAAAATATAATGGAAAAGCGTATAGATCATGAAAAGCTTAACAACCTGGTATGTGAAGTTGAAGACCGCCATGAAAATGGCATTCTTGGCGCAAACGAAAAAGAAATGGCACCTATTTGGAGGATAACCAAGGCTACAATGAAGAGTGGTTATTTAGCAGTTTCGTTGCGGCAATACAATTTAATTGAAGCATACGCAGCCAAGAGCTCACATACAACAGAGGAGAAGAACCAAACCTTAAAGCAACTGCATAAGAAATACAGTTGGCTAAATCGGCGAGTAACAGAATATCGCCATGGCAATTTAATTATTCAGAGTTGAGGTGGAAAGTGGTGAGTGATTTTGAAACTAACAAGAAATTCTTAAGGCGTTACCGGCCTTACTTTAGACAAATTAAGCGGCTTGAAACTAAGCTATTTGTCATTGATGATCGTATTGAGTCAACACACTCACCTAGTATGACGGGACAACCGGGTGGTGGTAAGCGGCGAGAACTAGCTGACGATTTAATTCAGCGAGAAGAGGTTGAAGCACGTATCAACAAGCTCATTAAGAAAAGCCGTCCAATCAAAGCTGAGATTACGGATTGTCTTGATGAGTTAACTAATTCGTTAGAAGCTTCTATTTTAGAGCAGTATTTTATTGAAGATATTCAACTGGACACGATTGCACTACAGATGAGCTATTCATTTCGTCAGGTCAAACGATTGTACGGTGATGGAGTAAGACACGTGAAAGTTTTATAAAGGAAAAGTCGTTGCGATTATGCGACGGCTTTCTTGTTATAATAGTAAAAGATTGAAATCTCATAATTGGTGAAAGTTTGTTTATTAAAAGTACATAACTAAAGGATGATAAAATATGAATGAGGATGAGTTGAAACGATTACAAGGAAATATACAGAAAATCAATCGAACACGCGCACAGGCAATGAATCACTATAAATTTAAACAAATACCAGTTAGTTCAAGAGGATATTTAGAATTTCTCAAAAAGGTAGCAAAAATTAATTCTATAAATTTATCTAAGATGGGTGAGGACTCTTTTGCTATTGAAAACAGAAAAATAATGCAGCAAATTTCAGCATCGAAACAACAAATCATGGTAGCGGCTAGCCGTAAACAGAAAGGAATAAACTTCTTAACGGAGGCTGTTAATTCAGAATACTGGAAAAGTATTCATAGCATGGCCCAACGTGCAGGTAAAGTAGCTGACAACTTTAAAAAAGAATATCCTAATCAAAGAAAAGTAATTGATAAGATTTATCAGACCGGTTGGAGTATGGGAAATGGAATTGAAAATTTTCCTAATCTATTTACTCAACCAGATGATTTGTTAAAGTTTTCGTTAGATGAGATTGATCAACAATATTCTTCTTATTACATTAAAGATAATGGAATATTTGATGAATTAGAAAATATACAAAGTAGTGTGACTATCCATAAGGATATTGTACAAGATTTGATTACAACATTAAAGGAAAGCCCTAATAGTTGGAAGCTATTCTATCCACTATTGTTTTCAATCTTAGATGCAATTTTGGTCAGTCAACGGCATGAGGGCGAATTAAATGTTGATGACTTTTCGAATCATGGTAGGGTAGAAAAAATGAAAAAAAGAAGTAAGAGTGATAAAAAAATTGAAGTTGATATTTTTCAATATGTTTATTATAAAACCTTAGAGCAAGCTGATATTCTGTTTAAAAATAAACCATTTAAATTACCATCCGAACAGGTAGAATTTGGAAGAAATAGTGTTCAGCACGGACGATACGATCCAAGTAATTATACGTATAAACAATTTGCACAACTGGTGGTTTTTATATCAACTTTGTGCATTTACAATAAATAGCTTCAAAGGAAAAAGTTGTTGCAATTGCGCAGTAGCTTTTTTTGTGGCATGAATCATAATAGTTTTTGGAGGAATTAAAAATGAGAACGATAATAAAAATAGCTGCTTATTTGATGTTGTTTTTCCTTATAGTATTAGCCATAGCTGTTCCTGTTTTATGCGAAATGTTGCATCTTATTCCTGGTACCAGCTCTAGTGATTGGTTGGGATTTTGGGCACAATATGCTGGAACCTGGATTGCATTGATTGGGTCTTCTTCGTTTGCAATGTTAATCGCTGTACATGAAATAAAAGCCAATAGAGTTACGGAACTTAGAATGTATAAGATTCAAGAAAGAGTGAAATATTTATTCGAAATTGTAGATATTGTTTCTGAATTAGAATATCAAACTGAATATCCTATTTTTCAGTTGACAAAAGTTAATCAAATAAAAATGAATCAATGGAAGATACATTACGACCAGGTTACGGACTTTATTGATTTCCTTGGCAATAGTGGAATTAATTTAAGCCACTATCGGTTTAAATTACCTCAAAGTTTTATTAATACATGGTGGGAATTACTGGAGCAAAATAGTGACTTGGATAAGAGAGGGACTGAAGTTAAGCAACTACACAAGCAAATAAAAAATGACATGGCTAGGTACAATAAGGAACAAGATAAGAATAAGAAAAACAAAATAGAACAAAAAATTAGAGAAAATATAGTTAAAATTAATAGTGAAATTAATGGTATGAGAGATGATTATGGACATTTCTGTGAAAGGGCCCTGATATATATTGATAAACTTGAGACAAACTGATCTTTTATAAAAATGAATAATATTGATAATTACGTTATTCTATGAACCATGTCCCCTAGATGTCACTAAAATGTCCCCTGAATGTCACTTACATGCCGAGTAAATGGGTGTATATTTGTATTATCGAATAGTGTGATTGTTCGTCTCCTTATAGATAATTTAACGTAGGTTTAGTAAAATTATTAATAAAGGGAGGGAAATACGTGAATCAGTTTATGAATTTTGTTACTCGAATCAATATAATTTCATTGGTTTCTGTAATTGCATCGTTTTCTGCAGTTATAGTCACAATCACGAATGTAATTTCGCAGATAAGTAATCAGCATGACGAGCAAGTAAAAAAGAAGAGTCGCTTTTTTTTTGTTTCTAACCGTATTCTTTTGGTGATTGCTAGTAGTTTGGTTCTAATTGCATTATTCTTCTTTGTAATGGGAGTTATACACTCTGGAGACTCAAAATTGCTTAATTATTACTCCCAGCTTGCAACGCTGTTGGGTGTTCTGATAACTTCCTTAGCCGCCTTAATAGCGTTACCGACCGTTTCTAAATATTTAATGGATAAGGGTCGCAAAGAATTAAAAAAGGAAGATGAATACTCGAATCGACAAGCTGTTGAATTTTTAAAAACATTGAATAAATTTATTGAAGAAAATAAATTCAAGAAATGACTTAAGCGTCATGCCAAAAGGTATGGCGTTTTCTTATACATAAAATTATTGGAGGTAATCAAATGGAACAATCGGAGTTCAACGCAACACAGACGATCAATGAGACATGCTACGGATTAATCAAGCAAGGCTATTCACTGCACGATATTTATGATGGGCTGGGTAACGTTATGGCTGGTATTGAGCCCAAGCACGCATCAAAGCTAAAGGTTGATGTGGACATTGATACTTCCAAAGTAATCAGCAAGTTAAGGGAAATGGGTGATCAGGCGGCGTTCTACGATGCACTGGACAACTGAACAATGCCACGCATTCTATGGTTCGGCTGAGTGGGAACATCTGCGCGCTGCTATCCTAAAGCGTGATCACTATGAATGTGTGTGGTGTAAGCGTGATGGTAAGGTCACACGGTATGGCGACGTTGATAGCCATGGTCGTCCGGTTGTACTGGAAGTTGACCACATCAAAGAGTTGGCTGACTATCCAGAACTGCGGACTGAGCCGACTAACTTGCGGACACTGTGCAAGGACTGTCACAACAAACGGCATCATCGCATGAACTATCAGACGAAGCATGAGCGTAAAGAGAATCGATGGTCAAAGGACGAGAGGTGGGATTAATGGTGGAACATAATATAACTTGGTCAATAAACAACGGACAAAAGATACCTGAGATCTATGTTGACGGTGAGCAGGCTCATGTAGTGTCGTGTAGTTATCAGTTTGTAACGGCTACAGATATTGATGAGTCAGGGGTTAGCATGATGACTGCAACTATCATCTTGTTATCGGAGTGCGACTATAAGCCAATTCAGCATGTGGTCTTTATCAATCAACGGAATGGCAAGGTGTTCTATCAATAGACAAGGAGTGATGACTAATGCGATCAAGAACCGATAACACTAAGCAAGTCGTGGTCTACGTAGTTATGCGTGATCAACAAGCGAATGTGTTATTTGCGCATCGCGTTTATTTTAGTGAACGAAGAGCGAAGAACTATTGTAAACGGATGAATAATGCAAAAGAATTTACTGGATATTACTACATTAATAAAGCAATCTTTTTTGACTGGAAATCTTTTATTGCCAAGGCCCCCGGGGTCAAAAAAATTGGCGAAAAATAGAAAACTGGGAACCGGTGGGTAGGACTCGACTCCGGAAAAATATTGCTTTTTTTATTCAATTTGAAAGGGGGGGTGGGGGTTTGGACCACCGTAAGATAAGAAGGGAATTGATGCAGCGAATCAATAAAAAATCAGCTGTTGAGAAAGAGAAGGTTGACCGATATATCAGCCTTTTGAACGCTTTTTATAAGCTTGATGAAGCCATTATTGCCAATGGTGTGATGGTCAAAATCGAGAATGGCAAACAGACATATTGGAAAGCAAATCCGGCTGTTTCCGAAAAAAATCGAATTAATTCCGCGCTAATAACGCTTGAAAAGGACTTTAAGCCCGTTAAAACCACCCCTAAAGCGTCTAAAACAGCTACTACGAGCGACGAAAAGGGTGGCTTGGTATGATTCAACAGAAGTATGTTAAAAGTTACCTACAGGCCTATAAAGACGGTTCTATCAGGTTGAATAAGCGGCGAATAAAACTCGTGGAATTAATAGAAAAGACCGTTCTAACTAACGAAAATTATTATTTTGATGAAGAAAAAATCGAGGACTGTTTAACGTTCGCTGATAAGTGGTTTTTCCCATTTACACCCTGGGAAAAGTTCTTAACCGCGTTCGTTTTTTTATATGATCACACCACTGAGCGGCGAGCAATTCGGAAGTTCATGGTAGTCGTTGGCCGTGGAGCTGGTAAGAACGGCTGGGTATCGGTGATTTCATCTTTTCTTTTATCACGACTGCATGGGGTCCGCAATTATAATGGTTCCATTATCGCCAATAGTGAAGAACAGGCCAAAACATCGGTTGATGAGATTCACGATGCGGTCGACTTGCATAGTGAGTTGAAAGGCGAATTTTATGCGACCAATTCGCAAGTTCATTCGAAGTCTACCAACTCGACGCTACGATACCGGACTTCTAACGGGAATACTAAAGATGGCTTGCGTGATGGTTTTGTTATTTTCGATGAAATCCACGCCTATCCCAATAACCAAAATGTCAAAGTTCATATTTCTGGGCTTGGGAAAGTTCGAGACTCACGAGTTTTCGAGATTGGGTCCAAGGGCTATGTACGTGATGGCTACCTAGATAAAGAATTAGCAAAAGCTGATGCGATTTTAGACGGCAAGGCCCCCATTGAATCGATGTTTCCATTTGTTTGCGAGTTGGACAACTTGAAAGAGATGGACGACCCAGCCAACTGGGAGCTTGCTAACCCATCATTTTCTAAGCCGATGAATGGTTACGCCAAAGACGTTTACCAGGAGACTATGGACGACTATAACGACCTGGAACTAGACCCGTCCGGTTATGATGAGTTCGTTATTAAGCGCATGAACTACCAGGTTGAAGACCTAGAAAAGTCGGTTGCCCCTTATGAGCAAATTAAAGCAACCAATAAGCCGATTCCTGATGATTTAGATGGCATGGAAGCGATCGGCTCCGTTGACTTCGCGTCTATTCGCGACTTTACTGCAGATGGTTTGACTATCAAGCGAGATGGTAAGCAATACTTTATCAGCCATCAATTTGCCCGCCGCCAATTTGTCGATAAGTTCTATGCATATTCAGCTAAGCCACAAGACCGCCCCCAGTCTGCTCCTCCTATTGCTGAATGGGAAGAACGCGGGTTACTGACTGTGGTTGACACACCAACCATTGACCCGCAAGCAGTCGTAGATTGGTTCTTAGAGCAGCGGAAACGTTTCATCATTAAGAAAGTTGTCATGGATAATTTCCGGGCGGATCTTTTGCGTAAGTTTTTCGTAGACGCTGGATTTGAAGTCGCAGTCATTCGGAATCCAACTGCCATTGATGGATTACTAGCCCCGAGGATTGAGACAGGGTTTGCCAATCATCAATATATCTGGGGTGACAACCCACTATTGCGGTGGAACACTCAGAACGTGCTGGTTTCGACCGACAGCCATGGTAACAAACGATACGGCAAGAAAGAAGAAATTCGGCGAAAAACTGATGGCTTTAAAGCGTTTGAATATGGCCAATATCTGGTTGACCAGTTACCCGACTACTCGGTAAATGAATCGCTAGATATGTTGGCCGACATTGATTTCTAACGGAAGGGAGGTGAATATATGAGTGTAATTAATAGCTTCTTTGACCTGTTTACGCGGCGAAAAGATTCCAGCTTTGTTTATGATCTTGATTTGTTCCAGGACATTAAGAACCGAGCCTACTTAAAGCGCATGGCGATTGACACAGTGATCAATTACGTAGGCCGGGCGGTTAGCCAGTCGGAGTTTCGTGTGATGAACAAGGGGTTACCTGTTAAAGATGCGATGTATTACAAGCTCAATGTCCGACCAAATACTGACGAATCGGCCAGTGATTTTTGGCAGCATTTTATTTACCAATTGATTTATTACAATGAGGTACTAGTGATTCAAGACGACGATGGCGATTTATTAATTGCTGATGACTTTAGTCGTCACGAGTATGCAGTATATGAAGATGTTTTCGATAATGTTACAGTCAAAGAATACACGTTTAAGCGTTCCTTCCCGATGTCTGATGTTATTTACCTGAGATACTCAAACGATCAGTTAGAGCACTATTTGACCGGTTTATGGGGAGACTACGGTGAGTTATTTGGCCGAATGTATGAGCTGGAACTTCGTAATAATCAAATTCGAGCGACCGTTAAGGCTGACTTAACGGCTGGTGTTAATGACGGTAAAGCCAACAAGCTGCAGAAGTTTATCGACAAGATTTTCCAATCGTTCAGCAAGAACTCTGTTGCACTAGTACCAATCACAAATGGCTTTGAATATAACGAAGTATCGAACGGGGTAGGCAAAAATCAGACGTTTGATGAAAGTAACGGCGTGTTACTGGCATTCATTGACCATGTTGCCCGGCTGGTAGGAGTGCCACCAGCGTTAATTCATGGTGAAACTGCTGAAACTGCTGAAAATCAAAAACTGTTCAATAAGCAGTGCTTGAGTTCGTTATTAACTAAGATTCAGTCAGAGCTAAATGCTAAGTCATTCAGCCAGCGAGATTACTTAAAGAATGGCAAACAAGTTGAAGTAATTGGTATTAATCGACCAACACTAATTGAACTAGCAGAACAAATCGACAAGCTTGGTTCGTCAGGTATGGTTACTCAAAACGAGGTTCGGTCAGCAGTTGGGCTGCCACCACGTGAAGACGGTGACCAGATAGTGATGACCAAGAATTATACAACGAAAGGTGGTGAGAATAATGAAGAAGATTAACGTTAAGGGTCCGATTATTAGTAACGATGACAAGTGGATTTATGACATGTTGGAAATGGACAGTACTGCTCCTAAGGATGTTATTGATGCATTACCAGATGATGATTCAGATATCGAAGTTGATATTAATTCCGGCGGTGGTTTAGTAACTGCTGGAAGTGAAATTTATACAGCACTGATGAATTACTCCGGTAAGGTCACGGTCAACATTATGGGCATGGCTGCAAGTGCCGCGTCCGTGATCGCAATGGCCGGTAATCCAACACGAATCAGTCCGGTTGGCCAAATTATGATCCATAACTCTGCAGCTGGAGTTTATGGTGATTATCATGATCAGGACAAATTGTCGGACATGTTAAAACAACTCAATGAAGCGATGGCCAATGCTTATCAATTGAAAACGAAGTTACCGATGGACGACTTGTTGGCTAAGATGGACTCTGAAACCTACTTGAATGCCGATCAAGCAAAGGAGCTTGGATTCGTAGACGAAGTTATGTTTACTGATGATAAGATTCAATTGGTAGCGGATGGTGGTTCTGGGCTATTGCCGCAAACGGCGATTGATAAGATTGCCGAGTTAGTCAAGCCAGCTCCTGATTTATCTGATACTGATATTGACCGTATTTCAAACGCGGTCGTACAAAAATTAAATATTCAACCCACAAAGCAAGCGGAAAACAAATTTGTTGATCCGTTTGCTTTTTAATTTACGAAAGAAGGAAAAAACAATGATTAAATTTGATCCCAAAACTTTTACTAATTTTTCAACTAAGCGGAAGGCTTATGCAGAATTGATGAAGAATAGCACGGATGCCGATAAACAAGCACAGGGCTTTACTGATATGATGGACGCGCTTGGTGAAGATACCATGGCTGAAATCAAGAATCAAGTCCACTTACAGACGGATGATGTGCTGAACGCTCAACGTAAAGATCCATCAATGACGGGTGATGAAGTTAAGTTCTTTAACGCTTTAACGGCCGGTGACTTATCCCACACTGAAAAGACCGAAGTAACATTACCAGAAACGACAGTAGACCAAATCTTTGAAGACTTAGTTGATCAACATCCATTCTTGCAAACTATTAAGTTACAAACGACTGGTTTACGGTTGAAGTTTTTAAAGACCGATGAAACAGGCGGTAAGGCTGTTTGGGGTAAAGTTTTCGATGAAATCAAAGGTCAATTAACAGCTAAGTTTGATGATCAAACGGCTACTCAATCCAAGCTGACGGCGTTTGTGGCATTGCCAAACGATATCTTAGAATTTGGTGCGGCTTGGATCAAGCAATTCGTGATGGCTCAAATTACCGAAGCATTTGCTGCAGCCCTCGAATCAGCATTCTTAGTTGGTGACGGTAACGATAAACCAATCGGTTTGATTTCTGACTTATCCAAGGGGACCGTTAGCGGTGACACGACTACTTATGCTCAAAAGGCGTCTGTTGGTTCAATTACTTTAAAGGACACCGAAACTGCTAAGAAGGAATTAGCTGGTATTGTCAAGAAGTTATCAGTTAAGGAAAATGGTAAGCCATACGTTGCCAAGGGTAAGACGGTCTTAGTCGTGACCCCAGGGATTTCGTTGGACATGGAAGCTGCCATGACGATGCAAAACGTCAATGGCCAATGGGTACTGGCTTATCCATTTGGAATCCAAATTGTTGAATCTCAATACGTACCAAATGGTAAGCTGATTGCCTTTGTTCCTGATCGTTACGATGCGTATGTAGCTGGTGCTGTAAACATCAAGAAGTTCACTGAAACTTTGGCTATGGAAGACGGCACACTGTACACTGCTAAGCAATTTGCATATGGCAAGGGCAAAGATAACAACGTCGCTTTCGTTTATGACTTAGCGTTGGAAACAGCTACCACTACTGATACGGCGGGAAAATAACGACCCCGGACACCGGGGTAACTAAGCCTACCGCGAACAGTACCGTAGCTGAAATCACTGCTTGGTTAGATGCTAACGGAATCGACCACACTGGAGCTACGTTGAAGGCCGATTTACTAGCATTAGTGGGGTGATTAAGTGAATCCATTATTAGATCAATTCAAACTGCGTATGAAGATTTATCACAAAGCCGAGGACGCGAATTTATCGCGAATTCTGAATGCAAGTCAGAGGCGTATCACCGATATTACTGGTATTGCCAGTAACGCCGGTGATGATGTGTATGACGAGCTAGTTATAGAACGAGCACGATACGCTTACAATGACCAAGTCGAGTTTTTCGACGCTAATTTTTTGGACGACTTATTGTCTGCGTCCTTGACTAGCTATGAACCGGGGGATGATGAAGATGAATCGACCGAAGTTTGAGTACAAAGCACCACCAATAAGAACGAATCAGCTTAATACGCCGGTTCGTTTTTTTCGTACCGTCAAAAATTTGGGGCCAGAGCCAGGTCGTGGTCAAACTGAACAAGCTTTTGAGTGTTTGGGTTTAGCTTATGATCCATCCACCAAAGACCGTGAAGTGCTTAACGTTAATGAAGCAAAGTATGGCGTGACTATCAAGATTCGCGATACTTTTGGCGAATTTGACCCGACAACTAAGGACACCGTGGTTATTGACGACCGCCGGTATCTGGATGCCACTGGTCAACCGATTGTTTGGGATGTTATCCAGGTGGCGCCGGACCTAGAAAATAATGCTTTTGTCAAAATCGTGCTGGGGGTGACTAAATGACGGAAGTAACGGTTAAGTTCACAGGCGTTGATGAAGTCATCAACAAGCTGTCCCAGAAACTGAGTCCAGCAAAACTAAATCGTATTGAAAATGATGCGTTAAGAGTAGCCGGCAGGCGAGTAGCGGTTGAACTCAAGAATGCGGTCGCCAGCTATCGTGACACAGGTCAAACAGTTCTTCAAGTATCAGTCGGTAACCCTCATAGTCGGGGCGGCGTACGGACGATTAAGATTGGTTGGCACGCGGGATCTCGCTGGCGATTAGTCCATCTGAATGAGCTCGGATATACACGGCTCAGCAAAACCTATCATCCACGAGGCATGGGTAAAGTTCAAGGTGCATTTGATAGTAGCCGTGGCCCTGCCAAGGCACTTGAAGAAGCTGAATTGAGGAAACTACTATGACCGAAACCAAGGATATGCTTGCAACTATTTATACCGCGTTGTTGGCAAATGCAACAATAGCAAAACTGACATTGGCTGGTGATGGCAGTCATCGAATTAGTTATTTTGAAAGCCCAGAAACGGCTGACCACGACAATCTATTTGTTGTGATTACACCTGTCGGACCACCGGTACCAGCGGCTGTTGGCAGTGATGATTATTTGAATGTGCAATTCACGATTCAAGTCAATGTTGAATCTATCAGTCGACCGGCACGTAATGCTGTGGCACGTGAAATTCAAAACGAAATGCTTGCTTTGGGCTTTTCAAGATTAGCTGGTGCTCAGAACGAATTAGATGAATTCATGACTGAAACTAACCGCTTTGTTGATGTTCGCAGATACCGCGGTAACACTAAATTGTATGACACAAATTATTAAGGAGAGATGTAATTATGTTTGTAGGATATAAACGATTAAAGATTCAACCATTTGCCGAAGACGGCACGAAAAAAGGTGACCTGATTATTGTTGAAGGTCAGGCACACAAAGGGGCTACGACCACTGCTGAAATCAGTGGCTTAGCTAAAGACCCAGTGAAAGTACCGGGGTCTAATATCGATTACTACTTGTCACGTCAAGGCTTGGGTGACACCAAGGTAGCACTCGGTATTTTAGATTTACCGGAAGTTAGTGCTGACCTATTGGCTGGGTTCCGTGTCGATGATGACAAGATCAGCTATGGTGGTGAAGATACGTTGCCACCATATTGCTCAATTGAAATGGAATCCAAAGAAGACACTGGCGAAATTGCGTTAGTTGGTTTCTTCAAGGGAACATTTACGCGGGATAAGATTAGCTTGAGCACGCTGGATTCATCTAAATCATTTACACCAGAAGCTGATGCCTGGACTTTTACGCCAATTAGTTCGATTGCCACTGCTACTAACGGCGAAGTGATGCAGAAGTTTGTGGGCGATGCCACTAAGGATGCGACGACTGTTACGAAGTTTGAAAAGCAATTGTTTGATCCAGCAGGTAGCGATACAAATCCAAGTAATGGATAATTCTGAAAAAACATATTGAATAACTAACCACTAGTCGCCGATAAATCAACAATACCAATTGGGGCGGCTTTGCGTGTATGGAGGGAAAAGACTATGAGTACACCACTAAAGATGGAATTACTTATTGATGGTAAAAAGCAGACCTTCACGGAATCGTTCATTCCGGCAGGCCGTATCTTGGACGCATTGGACTTAATCGAAACCGATAACTCAGATCGTAAATTGCGTGATGTTTTTGAAGAACGAGTAGCATTTCTAGCCAAAGTATTTACTGATCCATTGGTAACGACGGATGCAATTTGGAATGGATTCAATGCGATTGATTTTGATGACCGTACTTTCACAATTATCTGCAAAGTAGCTGGTGTAAACCCAAAAAAGCTACAGATGGCGACGACACCGGAATAACCATCAAAGAAGCCCGCAAAAGAGTATTATCAGCAGTCGGCGCAATTGTTGAAAACCGCACCGGCTACACACTTTCGAGCGTATTAAATGATGTTGATTTTCAATTGTTGTCGCAAATAATCGAAGCAACGACTGAACAGACTCAGCAGACTGAAAGTGGGACCCGAGTTAAACCGGGGACTGTGGGGGTAAACCCTGGTAATCAGCCTGTCATGAGTCTTTTTGACTTTGCTAGAAAATCTTAATGAAGGGAGGAATAATAAATGGCAGATGAAGTATTAGGCCGCATGGTCATCGAGTTAGGGCTGGATCACGCTGCGTTTGGTCAAGGGTTAACCGGTGCTAAACGTGAAGTTAAGTATGCAATGGCTGAGATGAAATCATCAATGGCCGTACTCGGTCAATCGGGCCGCCGGTTTGACGTCCTATCAGCTAAGTCTAAAGGCTTGTCACAAGTAATGATGAGTCAGCAGCGGGTTGTTGAAAAACTGGGTAAAGCGTACAAGGATTCGCTGGTCGATGGTAAACCAACCGCGCAAACAGCTAAGCTAGCAACTCAATTGCAGAATGCCAATGCTAAATTAGCCTCATTACAAACTCAGTACAAGAATAATGCAGCGGCAATGGCTAAAGCACGCGTTGAGCAAACTGGTTTTACCGGTGGCTTAAATAAAGTTAGCAAGGCCGCTGTAGCGACTGGTACATCGATGAAGAACATCGGCTCAACGATGACCCGCAAAGTTAGCGCCCCAATTGCGGCTGGTTTAGCCATTGCAACTAAATCCGCTATCACTTTTGATTCGCAAATCAAGTCCATGGGGCCTCTGCTGACTAATGGGGGCGCAGTTACCGCTAAGTACCGGTCACAGTTGGATCAGTTAGGTGATGCATCTAAAAAAATGTCGATGAAGTACGGTGTCTCGACTACTGAAATCAACAACGGCATGGCGGAACTTATTCGGCGTGGTTACACGACTAACCAAGTTCTAGGCTCAATGCCGTCTATCTTAGATGCAACCATGGCTTCCGGTGAAGATATGGGTACGGTCATGAATGCCACAGCGTCAATCGTTGAACAGTTCGGGTTAAAGACTAACTCAACGGCTGGGACGATGAAGAACACGCAACGGGTTACTGACTCGCTGACATACGCGGCCAATGCGACTGCGGCTGGCTTCGGTGATATGTCTGATGCGATGAGCTACGTCGGGCCGGTTGCATCTAGTTTGGGTCTCAGCGTTGAACAAACTGCAGCGGCTGTTGGTGAGCTTAGTAACCAAGGAATCGAAGGCCAAAAAGCTGGGACTAATTTACGTGGTATGCTGACTAGTTTGATTAAGCCAACCAAGCAAAACACCGAAGGATTCAAGAGTATGGGCATTAGTTCGAAGCAACTGGCCCATGACTCACACGATTTACCGCAACTAATTGATGATATCACACATGGTACTAAGGGCTGGTCAAACGCTGAACGTGGTAAGGCATTAGCCCAAGCATTCGGACGTGAGAATCAAGCTGCTGCTAACGCATTAGTTAAGGCCGGTTCTAAGAGTCTGCGTGACTTGACTAAAGATACTGAGAACGCTGGTGGTGCGACTAAGAAAGTTGCCGAGCAAATGAGCAATACTTCGGCAAATAATGTCAAGAAACTGATTGCGTCATTAAAAGTGCTAGGAATTGAAATCGGTGAGAAGTTAATTCCAAAACTAACACCGTTAGTTAAGAAAACCACGGATATGGTTCAAGGCTTCTCGAAGATGGATGATGCCACTCAGAATACAATTATTAAGTTTGCCCTATTAGCTGCTGCTGGTGGCCCAGTATTGAGTATGCTGGGTAATATCGTCGGTGGATTTGGAACATTTGGTGGCGGTATTGTTAAAGTTATTAGCGCTACCGCACAATGGCACGCGAAGAATCAAGCAGCTAAAGAATCACTCGCGATGTTAAAAGGTGCGACTGATGCTACCAGTGGTGGTTTCAAAGCATTCAAGGGAAGTGTTGATACTGTAAATGGCTCGGCATCAACGGCTAAGTCAACGTTTGGATTACTGAAAGGTGCCTTTACGACGGCCGAAGCTGGCGCCGGTGTATTAGGAACCTCATTAAGTGTGACGGGTGCAGCGGTGACCGGTGTTGGTTTAGCAGCTGTAGCCGGTGTGGCTTACTGGCAACTCTATGGTAAGGAAGCGGCAGCTAGCGCTGCACGAACACGGCAGTGGGGTTCAGATGTCGGTGAACAGGCTGATTCCGCACTGACTAAATTTAAAGGATTTAGCACTAGCGCGGGTACGTCTTTGACTGACTTTGAAACAGCTAGTCAAACTAGCACGAAGAAGGTTGCTAAAGACTTCAGTGATATGTATACGGAGATGGAGAAGGATTCCAAAGACACTATCCAGCAGATGCAGAAGGATATGAAGGGCCTACCCGACTCTGTTCAAGATGACTTAAAAGAAGATATCGCTGATCGCAAGAAGCATAATGCTGCAGTATTGGCCGATGCTAAGGAAAATTACAATAACGCGGAAGCTATACTCAAGAACCACAACGGTAAGATGTCTGGCTTGAGTGATACAGAACGAACTGCATTACTGAACAGCCAACGTAAAATGAATAGCGATGAAATCAGTTTACTAAAAATTGGTGGAAGTGCTAAGAAGAACGTTCTAGCTGCATTGAATGGGGATATTGGTAACATGAGCCGTAAGCAACGTGATACGACCATTAATCAATTGACGTCTTCAATGCAGAAAGAAAATAAGCTTTACAATGATCAGAGCCAGCAGATCAAGTCCATGTACGATAAAGGTGAAATTTCTGCGTCACAATATGGCAAAGCAATGACTGATCTACAAGCTACTCATAAGTCAACAACAGATGGTATGGCTGCGGCAATCTATAAACTGGATAAGGCAAATGGAACTTCGAAAGCCCAAATTACTCAGGATTTACTAAATGTTGGCTACACTTACAAGCAAGCTGCTGCAATTGTAAAACGACAGAATGATGACATGAGTAAGAGTACATCCTTGGTGGTTGCTGAAACTGGCAACATGAGCAAGAAGTCTAAGGCAGCGGCTGATACCTGGAATAGCTTAGTATTTGATTCCAAGACTGGAAAAGTTAAGACCAATGCGCAGGCAGAAGTCAATAAGGCCGCTAAGTCGAAAGACAAATGGAATCAGATGAAACTACTGGTTAAACAGGGAAAGATGAGTTCTAATGCCGCGGCCATGGTTGGGGTTGCGGCTGTTCAGACCAAACGCTGGGATGGTTTAACGCTTAAAGAGAAACAGGCGATGATTAAGTCTAAAGGTGGCGATGATCTAGCCGGGTTAATCGAAAAGGGCAAACAATGGGGCAAGTTTACCCCAGCCGAAAAGAAGGCCATCATTACTTCCAAAGGCGGACCAGAACTCTTAGGCGTCATGACTAAGGCTCAAACTTGGAATAAGTTAACGATGGCTGAGAAGCGGGCAGTCTTAAAGGACAACGCGTCGCCAGCCATGAAGCAAGCTACGGTTGGTATTAAAGATTGGAACAATTTAACGCCACAAATGAAGACGGTCATGGCCAAAGCTAAGGGTGCCGAAGATGTGGCTAAAGGCGTTAGGAATGTCAAAGACTGGAACAGCTTACCCACGTCTGAAAAGAAATTAATTGCAAACGACAAGGGCGCTACGAGAATTATTAAGAAGGTAACTGGTAATTATAAGGCTTATCAGAATTTACCAAAAAACGCTACTAAGAATTTATTTGCTAAGGACAATGCTAGCAAGAATGCTGGTAAAGCTAAAATTTCAGTTGATAGGTTTGGCCGAGTTAAGGTAACTGGTAAGGTACTTAAGGCTACTGATAAGGCGTCTGGTCCTGCCAAGAGCGGTAAAAAGGGACTAGATAAATTTAATTCAACCAAAATGCAGACCAAAACTGCAAAAGGTAAGGATTCGGCCTCAGGTTCAATGAACGGTGCACGTAAATCGGCAATGAAATATAACGGCGTTAATATGGCACTCAAAACTGCTCGTGGACATGACGCTGCATCTAGTCCAATTAACGGTGCTCACCGGTCGCTTGATCGATATAACGGGGTAGGTATGCGCGGAAAAACCGCTCGCGGATATGATTCGGCAAGCGGTGCTATGGGACGCGCTAAAGGTTCGTTAGGTCGCTACAACGGAACCGGTATGCGAGACAAGACTGCTCGTGGTCACGATGGCGCTTCTGGTCCAATCAGTAGCGCAATCCGTACTCTAAGCCACTGGAATGCAATGGGGAACGTGACTCACTTCATTACAACTGTTTTTCGTAAAATTACTCGGCACGCAACAGGTACAACAGGTACCGATGGTAATCCAATCATTGTTAATGACGAAGAAAGTTCAGTATTCCGTGAAGCTGTCAAGTATCCCGGGCATCCAGCGTTTATTCCACACGGACGTAATGTCTATCTGAATGCACCAAAAGGAACGCAAGTTATTCCAGCGGGATTAACGGCCAAAATGTTTGGTGTCTCACAGTATGCTGCTGGTACTATTCCGGCTAATTCATCAATTATCCAAGCTTCGAAAGCAATCAACGACTCAATTGGCGGAGATAATACCACAATTAACTATAATTTGGGTGGTAGCGACAGTACACAAGCAATCGTAGCAGGCCTGGAAGCTATCTTGAATAAACTTGATGACCAACAACCAACATTTGAAGTGCACAACGATATGATTGGTGAAAAGCTGCGGACTTTGATTAAACAAAAGGATTCACGGGAACACAATTTAAATCGATTCTTCCCACAAGGAGGTTAGCAAATGGATGCTTTAATTACAAACTTAAATGGAACTGAACATAAGTTGAGTGACTTCGGCTTCCAAGTGCTCAACTTCGAAGAATCGGCGCCAACAATTACCAGAACTACTAAAAGCTTTGATGGGCGCGCTGGCTCGCTGGATTACGGGGGCCGGCATGTCGTCAAAAAGATTATAATCAATGGTTTGTATTGGGTTAAGAGCCTAGAACAAGCGGATGACGTGCGAGATAAAGTTAACACGGCTTTATCACAAACGGACCCCGTTTATTTAACGCGCGTTTACGGCGGTCGAAACTTGTATGACGTGCGTGAGAGTGGCAAAGACTTTGTGATGCCAGCACAAACTGTTGATAAGAAACGGTTTAAAGTGTATCGAACAGATACCAACCTACCATCAATTATCGAACGGACTGGTAAGGGTGTTTACTACACCTGGTCACTGGAATTTGAGACAGTCGAATTGCCATATGGTGAGAGTAAGCCACGGTCGCAAACGTTAGTTAGTGGCCAATCAATAACTTATAACGGTACAGTAGCTTGTTCACAGCTAGAACAGGCTTTTTATTTTTGTCGTGACGGCTAAGGTGGCGTCTGCTGGTGGGTTTACGTTGACAGTCGATGGTCAATCATTGATAGTTACTAGCCCAGTAGTTGCTGGTGACGTTTATACGTTATCGGGCATGAATAATACTCGTGGCAATCAGAACATTAATGATAAAACCAATGCGGGGTATTTTATCCTGCATCCCGGTGCAGCTAACAAGATAGTATGTTCAATCAGTGCGGACATTCAGATCAAGAATTTGTGTGATTTATATATTTAGGAAGGTGAGGTGAAAATTATTGATTAAATTTTATGATTCAGGCGGAACGGTTCATTTCGGCCAAGCAAACATCACGAGAAAGACTAGCGTCAATGGCGGACTGTCACTGACTGGTGAAGTGTTTGCCGGTGATGACGTATTGAACGGTTTAGACTACGGCTGGTGGTTAAACTTCGATAACGAAAAGTATGTCATTACGTATAAGAAGTTGAGTGATGATACCAATACCGTTGTTTTTGATGCGGTACAACAGTTCTTTTGGGACTTTGCCAAAGTAGCATTGCACGCACAATACACGGGTAGTCATGAGTATACATTCTATCTAGGACAACTCTTTGATAAATCCGGGTATACCTACAAGAATGATGCTACCGTACCAGCATTTGAAAAAGAAAATTGGGGTTACAAAAATAAGCTAGATTTATTTAACGACATTATTGATCAGGCTGGCGTTGAATTTGAAGTGCACAATGAAACGGTTCACATTGCTAAACAACTTGGCAGTGACCTAACCAGCTTTGTCCGTAAAGGCATTAACCTTAGTGATCTTACGGAAGAAATGAAAATATCAGACTTTGCGACGTATGCTAGGGGATATGGTGCTTTCAAAGATGATCAAGATCAAAGTAAGGGTCGATTAGAAGTTGAGTATCGCAGTGAGTTAGCCAAGAAGTTTGGCGACTTAGAAATGGATCCGATTGTCGACGAACGATACACAATTGCAGATAACTTGATTGCCGCCTTAAAAAAGCAGGTTGATGCGACCTATACCGTGTCAATGACTATGAACATCTATGACTTAGAGAACGCTGGTTATCCGAACTATGAAGCACCTAAAGTCGGAGATTGGATTCTAGCGATTGATGAAGCGTTAAATTTCAAGCGTAAAATCAGAATTATTCAACTTGAAGAACAATTTGATGTGACTGGTAAGCGTATCGGGTACACGGCCACTTGTGGTGATTTGAATATCGTGGATCAGTACACACATCTACAAATTAGTTTGGATAATAAGGTACAACGGATTCAAGAGGCCGTTGACGCTGCAGCGATAAGTGCAAATGGTAAGAATACGAATTACTATGGTGCAAAAGAACCCGTGAGTGCCAATGAAGGTGACTTATGGTTTGACCAAAGCAATAGTGATCCGGACAAATGGTCTATCAAACAATGGGTAAACGGTCGTTGGGAACAGATTACGTTAAACCCTGGCGAGGTAGACGCCAAAGTTAACGTTGCTAAGCAAGAAGCTGAAACTGCGGTCGAAAATGCTAAAAGTGCATCAGATAAAACTGATCAGCTTGCGGCCAAGTACGATGATACAAATGCATTAGCTAATCAAGCTATGGATAAAGCAGTGGGTGCTCAAAGCGACGCTAGTTCTGCAGTTGCTACAGCAAATTCTACAGCTTCGGAGTTCGGTAAAGTTGACCAAAAAGCTGGTAGTGCCTTAGCTAGTGCACTTAATGCTCAAAATGACGCTAGTGCTGCTGTTAAACAGGCTTCTTCTGCTGCCGCTGATTCTAAAGATGCTAAGCAAATTGCCGGAGCGGTTAGTCAGAGCTATAAGACTTTAACTGACGGTTCAACTATGACTATCGCAGAGTTAGAGAGTGGACTAGCTGTCAAACTGACTAAGACTGATCTCAATGGATATGCCACTCAAACCTGGACTCAAAATCAGATTAAGGTCACTGCTGACGGCATTAACGGAACCATGTCCAGTATCAAGAGTACCGTTGATGGCCAGACTACAAGCATTAACGATTTGAAGGCTGATTCTAGTTCTTTTAAGAGCCAGTTTACAACGGTTAACAATACTCTCGGCAAGCAAACTACGGACATTGGAAGTCTGCAAGCCGCATCTAAAGAATTGACTACCGGGTTTAATACGTTGACAAGTGATAATACGACTAATAAGAACGACATTAGTCAACTTAAGCAGACTTCCAGAGAACTCAGCAGCACCATGAAGACTGTTCAGACACAGGTTCAAGATAGTGCGGTTGGGACCAACCTGCTGATAGGGACGACTTCGTCAGAAAAGTCATACACAGGTGACTTTTCAACTGTCCCCAGTTGGGGCGACCATTACGTATCACAAGTTGCTGTTAACGCCGGGAGCACCTACACCTACTCAATATATTTAACAAAATTAACGGGTTCTTTTGTTTTGGGATATTGGGGGTATGACAGCAATGAAAAATATGCTAGATGGGTTCCTAGTGGTGCTAATTCTTCATTGGGTAAAGTTTCATGGACGTTCAAAGTTCCTAGTGGCGTATCTTATGTGGTTCCGCATGTTGTACATGCTTCTGATGATTTCGCTTGTACAGCAAAAGAAGAAAAACTTGAACTTGGTTCTCATGCAACTGATTGGTGCCTTAATCCGACAGAAACTGCTACGGTTACTGCGGTCTCCAAGCTTTCTCAGACTGTTGACGGTATGAAACTTGATATTTCCAAGAAAATTGAGCAGAAGGATCTCAACGGATACGCTACTAAAGCGTGGGCACAAAATCAGATTAATGCCACTGCTGATGGAATTAACGCAACATTATCAAGTGTCAAAAAGACTGTTAACGGGCATAATACTAGTATTAATGACTTAAAGGCGGACTCGAGCTCATTTAAGAGTCGGTTTACAACGGTTAATAATACTCTTGGTAAGCAATCTACCGATATTGGCACACTTCAAGCAACTAGCAAGTCTTTGAGTGCTAACTTTGATTCGCTAAGTTCTGACAATAAAACAAACAAGCATAATATTGGCCAATTGCAAGCGAGTGCTACGAAATTTAATAGCACTTTAATGACAGTTCAGCAACAGGTCACTGATAGTGCAGTGGGCGTTAATCTACTACGTAACACACGTACTTTAGACGGTTGGAAAGTTTGGGCTGGATCCGGTGGCGGAAAAGGTTTCAATATTGAGGATAAATTTTCAGATAGTGGCCAGTATAGAATGGCTCATATTTTTAATAATGTTGATGGGAAAAACTCTGACGGTCCTTATTGGCCTGGCACAAATCTATTTGGCAGATTGCAAGAAATAACTTGAACGAATTTAATGACGTAAATTAAGCAAGAAGATCTCGATTGGTGTATGCCAATTAAGACAT